ATCAGGTGGATTTATCGGAAGCCATACAAATGACGATGGATGAATCCAACACGGAAGAACATAGATTATTGGAATTGATTGAGGTGGAATGGACGGAATTGAATTGGTTCAACAAGATAATCTTTGAGAAGTATATGGTACTTGGTTCATTAAAGAAGGTATCAAATGATACGACCATACCATTATCAAGCGTGGGGAAGTATATAAAGGAAACAAGAGCAACAATAAAGAATAATACAATAAACAAATTTCAAAATGATTAAAAATGTGTAACTGTAAGAAACAACCAGTGGTGACAACACCAACCATATCTGAACCAGTATTAGATGAATTGAATAGAACAGATTATCCTGATACAATAGATGGACAATTGGCGTATGATTTAAAAATATATAATGATATACAACAAAATAAAATAAAACAAGATGACATTGATTATTTCAATAATATAGATGATTATCCCTTAATAGAAGATTAATATGGTGAATCAAATTTACAACGAAGATTGTTTAACAACTATGGGGAGAATGGAAAATGATTTTTGTGACCTAATCGTTTCGTCCCCACCGTATGACGCAATGAGAAAATATGGGGGAGATAAAACATATCATCAAAGATTAAACGATACAGGATATTCATTTGAATTTGAGAAGATAGCAAAGGAACTAACAAGAGTATTAAAATTTGGTGGTGTTATATTTTGGAATGTAGCAGATCAAACCGTTAAAGGTAGTAGAACAGGTAATAGTATGAGACAGGCGTTATACTTCATGGAAGAGTGTGGATTAAATTTACACGACCATATTATATGGCAGAAGACAGGAACACCATTCCCATCTAATGTAAGATATAGAAATGTGTGGGAGAATTGTTTTGTATTTAGTAAAGGGAAACCAAATGTGTTTAATCCCGTTCAAATAAAGAATAAGACAGCAGGAGCGGTAAGATATAGTAGAAGATTTAGAAACCATAATGGAGAGTTTGTAGATGGTATGAATGGTGTAAAGATTAACGAGGTGAGAAATGATGATAATGTATGGTTGATTAGTAATGGTGCTAATAAATCATATAAGGGAGATTTAGATATTACAGACCATCCAGCAATAATGGTAGAGGAATTGGTGAGAAGAGCAATTACAAGTTATTCTAACGAGGGTATGATTGTCTATGATCCTTTCCTTGGAAGTTCAACAACCACAAGAGTAGCAAGGGATAATAATAGAATATGGATAGGTAGTGAAATACACACACCATATTTTGATTTAGCAAAAAAAATTATGTATGGATAAAGAATTAAAAGACAAATTAGAAAGTCTAAAATCAGACGGAAAGAAGAAGAAAGGATGTACAAGTTGTAAGAAGAAGAAGGAAGTACTAACAACATTACCACCATTAACAGAAATTGACCCAATATATTTGGAAGCCAATCAAGAACAATACTTCCCAACAAAAGAGGTAATTTATTTGGCTTATGTGGAATTGGGAAACCGTGTGGAAGATAAAAGAGAATTTATTAATGGAGTATATAAAGCTCTATTCAATGAAGATTTTAATTTTAATTGTAGTTCTTGTTCAAATGAGTCTTCAATGAAATTAAGAAACTATGTAAGAGAAGTATTAAATATACCAGTATAATGAATAGACAACAAAGAAGATACGCAGACAAGTTAAGTAAAAAGTCCAACAAGGAATTAATGAAGGATTTACGTAAGATGTTTCCGAATGATAAAAGAGAAATACAGGGAGAAATGAGTTATAAACAATTCATTGATAGTGTTCAAATCACACCTGAAATGTTAAAGGAATTGGAAGAACACGATAAAAAGGAAAAAGAACAAAGTCAAAATACAGTTTTTAATATTTATAATAAATAAGATTATGGCGAAAGCAGGAAGAAAAACCGATGAATTGGAATTTGAATCAAGAATGTCACGAGTATTTGAAATGATGCTGTATGAACATTTGGGATATAATGAGTTTGCTGATAAAGCAGCAAAAGAATTTGGTATGTCTGTTAGACGAGCTGAAGATTTGTGGGCGGAAGCAAGAAAGAGATTAAAAGAAAGATATACACAGAATCATGAAGAAATACTTGAGAACCATCTGAATCAATTATATGACTTACTTAAGAGATGTAGGGAAGAAAGAAATAAAAGAGTCGAGCGTGAGGTTCTCGCAGATATTGCGAAGATACATTCTTTGGAGGGTACGAAGAAGATTGATATTACATCAAATGGACAACCAATAACTTTAAATATAGTTTTAGACAGGGACTAATTTTTTTTAATAACCAGCCTGTAAAAAGTCGTTTTTGACTATGCCAAGGAAATATAGAGTGATAACAGAGGGTGAAAAGTTTAACAAACTAACCCTAATAAAGAAGTTAAAGGTGAAGTTGGTTAATCATACCCCAACCTATTATGGGATATATAGATGTGATTGTGGTATGGAAAAGATGATACTATTACATAACGTAGCACGTGGTATTACCAAATCCTGTGGATGTAATTATCTCATTAGTAATAAAGATAAAAATAGAAAGAATATATGAGATTAGAATTAGGAGATTGTTTAGAGGTATTAAAAACTATACCAGATAATTCAGTGGATAGTATTGTAACGGACCCACCGTACGGTTTATCCTTTATGAATAAGAAATGGGACTATGATGTACCATCAACTGACATATGGATAGAATGTTTAAGGGTATTAAAACCTGGTGGTCACCTATTATCATTTAGTGGTAGTAGAACATATCATCGTATGGTGGTAAGGATTGAGGACGCAGGGTTTGAAATACGGGACCAGATTATGTGGGTGTATGGTTCAGGGTTTCCTAAATCACATAACATCGGTAAAGCGGTGGATAAACTTCAAGGGAATGAAAGGGAAGAATATAATCCAGGTGGAAGATATGATTATGAATTTAAAGATAATAAAGGAAAATTTGTAAATAATAGAGATGTAGAAGATAGTAATAAAAAAAGTATATTACCAACAAAAGGAACAAGTGAATGGGAAGGATGGGGAACGGCGTTAAAACCAGCACACGAACCAATCGTTATGGCACGGAAACCTTTAAGTGAAAAGAGTGTGGCGGAGAATGTATTACGATGGGGAACGGGTGGAATTAATATTGATGTGAGTAGAGTACCATTTGAAGATACACCCAACGCAGCCACCAATCCATTATACAGACAACAGAATGATTATAAGATGCCTGAGAAAGGACAAGAGAGTAATGGTGCAGTTTCATTTACAAGTAGTAATAATGATATAAGTACATTAGGTAGGTTCCCCGCAAACATTATATTTGACGAAGAGGCGGGACAAGTATTAGACCAACAATCGGGGATTAGTAAATCAACAACGATAAATGTAGTAGGTGGATTTGGTGTAAGTGATGTATTAGGTAGAGGTGAAAATATAATAAAATCTGAAAGAGGGTTTAACGATAAAGGTGGAGCGAGTAGGTTTTTCTATTGTCCCAAGGCGTCCAAGAAAGATAGGGATGAAGGGTTGGATGGATTTGAGGAGAAACAAGTATTTGGAGATGAAGGTAATACATATCAAGGATTAAGTGATTCTAAATTACCATCAAAAAATCATCACCCAACAGTTAAACCAACTGAACTAATGTTATACTTAATTAAATTAGTAACACCAGTTAATGGAACGGTGATGGATTGTTTCCTTGGAAGTGGAAGTACGGGTAAAGCAGCAGTCAGAAATGGATTTGATTTTATTGGAATTGAGAGGGAAGAAGAATATTTAAATATAGCTAAAGCAAGAATAGAAAGTGCCAGACATTAAACTAACCAAAAGACAGACTGTAGCGTTCGAATATCTAATGGACGATACTACAACTGAACTATGCTTTGGCGGGTCGGCAGGTGGAGGTAAAAGTATGTTGGCGTGTTTGTGGTTGGTCACGCTGTCTTTAAAGTTTCCAGGCATACGTACATTACTCGGTAGAACCACACTATCAGCACTAAAACAAACCAGTCTAGTAACCCTGTTCGAAGTTCTTAAAATGAGTGGTATGGATGCCAACAAACATTTTAATTATAACGGACAATCCAACACCATTACATTTTATAATGGTAGTGAGATAATATTAAAGGACCTTGAATATAAACCAAGCGATC